GTTTGCGGTTCCTCGCTGTCGGTACATCCACGCCGCCAGCCGGATCGTCGCGTGCACGATATCCGCCGGCGGGTTGATGCTGTACCCCCACCGCGCGGTGATCGTCGCCTGCTGCGACGCGCCGCACCAGCGCCGGTCGCGCCGCGCGAGGACGGTGTACGGCGCGTCGGGCGGGTGCGTGTCGATTTCCGTCAACGGGATCGCATCATCGTCGCCGTCCGCCGCGCTCACCAACAGCGCAATATAGACGCCGGACGGCAACAGCAGATAATCCCGCTTCATTACACCGTCCCACAGCATCACCGCGCGTCCGAACGTCCGAGATGTCGCCGCCGGCGCTGCGAAGGTCTTGCGCGTCATCTGCTCGATAGCCGCAGTTGCGCGCACAAGCAGATCGGTCAGCAGCGCATCGTCTGCGGTTGATGTGACGCCGAGATACGTTTTGAGTTGCGCCAACGTCGCGTACATCCGTCACCTCACAGCACGCGCGTCCAGCCGGACGGCAGCGTAGCCGGAATATCGCGTCCGGGGAACGCCGAAATCTCGATTGCGATCTGCGCCGTTCCCGTTCCGTCGATGCGAACGAACAGGTGCGACGCGTGCGTCATCGCCGCATACGCTTCTGCGCCCGATACGAAAATCTCATATGTCGAATTCGATGCAGGCGACGTAATCGCCTTATCCGTCAACTGCGTTGCACCCGACGTTGAGTTTGTGGTGTTGACGAACACCCGCAGCGCCGGTGTTCCCGTCAGCGTTCCGGTGTGCGCCACAATCCGCACCGCCTGCGAATTCGCAATACTGATCACCGCCGTATCCGCAGGTGCCGTCACATTCGCGTTGAAGAACCTCAGCAGCGGCTGGATGGTCTCCTGAACAAGCATCGTATGTTCCTCCTCTAGTGCGCCGTCACAACACAGCATCTTCTTTTCTTTCTATACAGTGTTGTGACGGCGCCCGTTGTCTATTCAACCGTTGATCCGTATCCCGTTGCCGTCACAACACGCGCTCTTCTTTTAATTAAGAGATGTGTTGTGACAGCGCCTCACCCAAACGTAGTACTCCCCCGCGCCCGCCGCCGGTGTCATCAGTAGTGTCACAACACAGCATCTTCTTTTATTTCTATACTGTGTTGTGACACCTCACCCGCCTTACGTACCCGCTGCAATCTCAACGAACGGGCTGACGGTGTTGTTGCCCGCGCCGTCCGCGAGGATCAGCGGCGCGTTGACGAGCGGCGCACCGTCCACCCGCACCCCGAACAGCCAGACCGACTGGCGCTTGAGGAACCGCACGTGCTCACTGAACGCAACGCTGAACCCCGCGCGCTCCACCATTGCGTAGTACGACAGATCGGCGAGGATGAGCGATCCCGCGCCGGTTACCTCCGGCAGGTGCTCGCTGTAGGCAATCGGAATACCGGCGAGGGTATCGCCGTACACCAGCGACTGCCCGTTGACCGTATAGAGCAGCGTCTCGCTCAGCCGCGTCGCCATCAGCCGCGCCCGCCAGAACGGATGGGCGATCCATACCGCAGTCGCGCTGCCGGGCAGCAGCCGCTGGATCATCGCCAGAACGGTGTCGGTGTCCCGCTCAACCTGCGTGCCTGTGGTGGAGCGGGCGACGCTGATCGCCGCCGGATGTCCGACGATCCCGCGCGGCTGTCCGACGCCGGTGCCGCGCAGCATCACGCGCGCTTTCAGCACCGCGTAGGTGCGACCGAAGAGCGTAACAAGCGTGTCTTCCAACGCCTGCGGCGCGTCGGAGATCAGTTCGGTTGACGCCGCAACGTAGGCGTCTGCCGCGTGCGGGCGGAAGATGCGCTGCTCGAAGCGCGGTTCGCTTTCCGCAACGTCTGCGCTCTGTTCACGCCAGACCAGCCGCACGCCGCCCACCAGCGCGCTGCTCTCGACGTTCGGCGCTTGGTCTTGCTCCAGCACCGGGAGCGCCAGTTCCGCAGCGTTGGTGCGCAGCATCAGCGGGCCCCGCCCGGCGGCGACGAGTTGATCAAACAGCATCGGCGCGCCGACCGCGCGGATACGCTCCTCGAACTGAGTGGGTATCAGAAACCCGCCGCCCGCGCCGGAGGTCTCGTCAAGCGCTTTGCTGCTCTTGTACACCGCGCGCAGACGCCGAACGTCGTTGGTTGCAACGCACTTCAAGAAGTCGCCGAACGAACCCTCGCCTTCGGCGACGGGTGTTGTCGCCACCCCGACGTTCTGCGCTTTCATCGCCGCCGCGACTTCCTCGCGCAGCCGCGACGCGACATCTTCGCGCAGCCGCGCGGCGATTTCGGCGGCGAGTTCCGACTGATTCATCACGATTTCCGTCATTGCTTCCTTCCCCTCCTACTTGATGACTAACCGATAGACGTTTCGTAGCATTGTGCGCGGCTCTGCGGGCGTCGGCGTAATACTCGCGTCCAACCCCAGCAACCAGCGTTTGATGTGCAGCGCCTTCCCGACCGATTCCCGACGCACCAGATGCGCCGCCGTCCCGCTCGACCAGCCCAGTTCCGGCGCGATCTGGGCGAGGTAGCGATATTTCGCATCGAGCAACCCGCGGATAATCACCCCCTCGTCGGTCAACTCCAGCGCGCCGTAGCCGATCGGCTCTTCGACGAGGATAACCCCCGACGCGGTTTTCACCGGCTGCGCGTGGTTCAACCAGATCGGGGTTTCGCGCAGTCGCCCGAAGTCGGTTTCTTTTGTGAAGAACTCATTTTCGAGGTCGGTTGCGTCGGGACTGCCGAACACCACGAGCAACCCCTCAACGTCGCCGGTGTACGCCGCCTTCAGCGCCGCGCCGGGCGCGGTCTGCCACTCCATCTCCTCACCTCCCCTTCAGCACCGCGATTGCTTCCTTCTTCGCCGCTTCCGCCGCGTCCCTCAGCGACGCCCAGCGCCCGCGATGGACGCGCGCTTGCGGCATTCCGTAGACGTAGCGCGCGTAGGACGCGGTGTTCTCGACGATCCTCGACGTTTTCGACAGTTTCTTGATCCGCAACTTCTGCCGCAGATTGCCCGTCCTTCGATACCGCGATCCGGCAGGCGGGGGCGGATAGATTTGCATCACGCCGTGAGCCGCAGCCGCACCCGCATCGAGCGCGGCTTCGATCCGCGCCGAACGCGGCAGCAGTTTGCGCAATGCGTTATCCAGATCGACAGAGACGCTAACCTGCATTTACCCGCTCCAGTCTGACGCCGCACCGACAACGCGGGTGCGCCGGGGGCCCGCTCCGCCCGCCCCACTCGTCCTCGCGCTTGCCGTGGAGCGCGCCGCAGATCGGACACACGCGCTCGTCGTTTGCGGTCTCCCAAATCATCACGTACTCCAGATTATGCTCGGCGCGCATCCCGTCGCGGTACGCCCGCACGCCCGCGGCCGCGGCTTCAGTCGCAGCGGTGATGGCGACGGTCTCGGCGCGCTTCGCTCCAACGACCGGTTCTATCATCCGAACGAGTTCGTCGCGGTCGGCGTTTGGCATCCGTTGCCAAGCAGCAACCGCGCGGGCGATGTAGTCGCGCGTGTACGGATAGAGCAGCTCCTCGACTTGCCGCCGCGTCGCTTCCTCAGCCCAGTCTGCAAGCAGAGCGTCAACGTTGACCGCGACGCCGATCTCAACCCGCATCTCGTCTGCGAACAGACGCGCGATCGTCTCGATATTGCGGCGCATTGCGGGATAGAGCGTCTCGCTGAACATCTGCGCGGTGATCTCATCTGCGCCGTCCAGCACCACCCCGCGCAACTGTTGAAACGCGCGCTTGAGGTCGCGGTACAGTTGCACCTCGTGCGGCAGCAGTTCCGGTTCGGCTTCGTCCTTCTTCAGCGACTTCGCTGCCTCCTCCTCCGGTTCCGCACTTGCCGCGCCGTTGACGCCCGCCAACCGCAGCGCCGTTCTTACGTCGAGACCGGCAGCAACCGCTTCCCGCGCTATCGCCAGCCGGTTGCGCAGTCGCAGTAGTTCTTGGTCTGCTACGTCCTCAACGAACTGCGGCAGATCGAGACGTGCGCGGGCTTCGTTCAGTGTGAGCACCGGCTGTCCGGTGAGGCGCTGGATCGCCTCTGCCTTCTCCAACTCCGAACTCTGCACTGCGTCAATGCGCGCTTCGCTACAACGCAAAACTTGATTGTACGCAGTAAAGTGCGGTTGCAGCATCGCTGCAATTTCGCGCGTGCGAGGGAGGATCGTTAGTAGGATAAACGTCTGATAATCACGCTGAGCGGTGGCGTAGTTGCTGGCGTTCGAGAACACCAGCGACATCGGTACTTGAAAGGCGGTCAGCATCAGTTCCGCCGCGCGCTGGAGCAGTTCCGGCTGCACCGCGTCGGAGAGCGTATCCCCCAGCGTCACCGTTTTGATCTCGCTTGACAGCGCGAGGTGCCGGAACGCATTGCGGATGCCGCTGACGAGTTGGCGCAGCCACTGCTCGAACCGCGAGCGCTCCGCGTCGGTGGGACGCTGGGCGAACATCCACACCGTCGGGCGCACCGCGCCGCGCTCGAAGTACGCGGTCTGGTACCGTTCGGCAGCCAGCAGTGCGCGGGCTTGCGTCAGCGCGGTCGTCACCAATCCAACCCCCGGCTCAACCTCGCTGCGAACCGACGGTTCCCAGAGGTGCAACAATTCTGTTTCCGGCTCTAACCGGATTTCAGTGTTGTTCGCGCGGCGGATGAACCCGACCAAGCCGCGTTTCGCATCGGTGATCGGCGAGATGGTGCGCGGGTGCAGACGGCGTAACCCTAACGGCGCTGCCGGATCGCGCAGCAGATACGCCGCACCGTAGAGGCAGAGGTCGATCTCGACGCCGCGAATGAGCGCCGCCAGCCGCTCTGCGTCGAATGCAACGAGCGTTCCGCGTCGGGTGGTGATCTCCCACGGCAGCGACGCGAGGGCGTTGGCGCGCAACGTCACCGCCGTCCGCACCACAGCGACGCGCTCATACGCCACCTCGACATCAACCGCGTCGCCGTCGCCGAATACGCCCGTCCACGCGGTTGGTAGAAAATCCTCAATATTGAGCGCCTTGATGTCGTAGCGCTCAAACGGCGACAGTACGAGTTGTGCGGCGGTCTTATACATCAAACAGCACCTCTGTACCCCGCGCCGCGCCCCACACCGCCAGCGCGAGCGCAACTACCCCGTCGTCGTGACAGCCTTCCGGCGCGCTGTAGCGGGCGCGACCGGACGCGGAAATATCGACGCTGTACATCTCCAGTTCGTTGAGCAGCCAGTCCAGCGCGGGCAGCACAATCGTTCGCTGCTCCAACGCCAGCGCCAGCGTGTCGATCAGTAGCGGTTTTGAAGCGACCGTCGTCGTAAACGCCTGCACCGGCAGCCCGGCGCGCTGCAACTCTTCGATATTCGGCGCGCCGATGCTGTTCGCCTCGGCGATCACCGCGCCGCGCCCGTTGCGCTGCCAGAACGCCAGCAGCGCGCGGCGTTGGGTTGCGAAATCCACATCAACGAGACGGTCAACGTCAACGACGCAGCGCGTCTGCGGATCGAGCGCGGCGAATACCGTCGCGTCCTCGTAGCGCCCCCAGTCAACGCCGATCACCGCCGCCTCGCCGCTGCGCGCGATCTCGCCGACACAACTACGAACGTTGCGGAACACCGCGCCGCCGTCGTCGAGAAACTCTGCGTCCAACTCTTGGCGCGCCGCGCGTTCGGTCATTGCGGATCGCAGCAGCGCGATGTCCGCCGGATCGAGACGCGGGTTGTCGCCCGTTGAGCGCCGCACCGTCGCCCAGCGCGGATCGTCAAGCGCGCTCTGGTGGATACGCCAGAAATCCCCTCGCCCTTTCGGCGTCCCGGCGAGGATCGCGCGCCCGCGCCGGTCGAGCAGCGCGGGGATGAGGTTTTCGCGCCAGATTGTTTCGAGATTGCGCACCAGCCCCGCCTCATCCACAACGATCAGATCGTACCCGCGTGACCGTCCGGCGTTCTCGTTGTCCAACGACCAGAACTCAACGCGCCCGCCGGTCGTTGTGTCAATCCGCCGTTCCGCCTTGTACTCGTCCGCAACCGGCACGCGCAGTACGCGGCGCGTCTGCTCCCACACCGGCAGCATCAGTTTGTAGGTCGGCGCGAAATACCCGACCGTCTGCCGGTGCACCAACGCCGCCTCAACCAGCATCCGCGCCAACAAGTGCGACTTCCCCCACCGCCGCCCGGCGCGAAGATGAACGAACCGCGCGCTTCTGGTCTGTTCCGCAACCGCGCGCTGGTCGGCGTGCAACTGGGGCAAGCGTATCTCATACCGTTTTGACGAACGCCGCCTCATCGACGATCACCAGTACGCTCTGATCGGCGTTCGGTTGCTCATCGAACTGCGACAGAAACAGCCGCGCCGCAGCGACGCGCGCGCCGGCGGGATCGCTCTCATTGAGAACGATCATCAGCAACGCGCGCAACACCGCAGCGCGGGCTTCGTCTGTCAGCAGTTCGTCAATCGTCATTTGTAGTTGCGATAGTACTTCCGCGCGATTGCCTCAGCCTCAACCTCGCTCAGCGGGATGTGGTACGAGACGACGTAGCCGAAGATGACCGCCAGCGCCGACTGAACTTCCGCCGGAAGCTCGATCCCCGCGAACTCACGCAGCGCCCACGCAAGGATGATGACGGTTGCAGCGGCGAGCGCGCCGAAGGTGATTTTGTCCAGCGGTTGCGAAAAGGGAAGGTTCACGTAACCCCTCCTACTACTCCTCTCTCCGGCGGGGCGCACTCTGCCCCTCCATTCTTATTATACCGGAAACGCGCCGTATTTTCGTACACCAGATCGCGGCGCGGGCGCGGGTGTCACAACGCCTGCTTCTCTTTTATTTCTATAGGCTGTAAGTTCAACGACGGGCGCGCCCGGAGCGGGGCGGAATTACTCGTTTCCCAGCGCGTACTCTATCAACCACCCGCGCCAACCCGCACGCGCCTCGGCGAGCGAGTTGTACACTTCGTAGTAGTAGTAGGTGCGCGGGTCTGGGGTTGCGTCCGGATACGGGTCTACTTCCCACTCGATCTCCTGAATGTAGATAGACCCATCCTTAGCCTCGAAGACGATAGCAACCCCGCCGTTTGTTGTATAGTCATTCCACGCCCGCCCGTTGTCCCACGCATACGGGCGACCAAGCGGACGCGCCTTGATGCGCAATCTTTCGTAGTCCGCAACCCCGTCCCTCGGGACGGGGCCGTTTATAATCGTAACGTCTCGAAACATCGCTTTCCTCCTTTACTCGCCGCGCCGCGCGTCCTCGTACCGCAACTGTTCCACCAGCCGCCGCGCCTCGCTCTCGGACGCGCGCCAGCCGACCGGCTCGCCGCGGTATTCGACCGCGTAATCCTTCGTTTCGCGGTCGAAGATGATCTTATAATCCTCGCCTTCCTCAATAACGACCTCGCGCGCGGGGCGCGGCTTTGATGCAGAGCGTCGCTTGGGCATTAGTGGTCTCCTTTCGCGTAATCGACTACACGCACAGTATACCACGCGCGCGCCGGTCTGTCAACCCCACAAAAATCGCGGGAAAATCTCGAAAATTGGGTATTGACAAACGACGTGGGGTGTGGTATAGTATAACCGTAATCGATAATCACTGTATCAAGAGGAGGCACACAAAATGGAGACGTATCGCATCTGGACTGGAACCCGCACCTGGCTGCCAGGTGACACCGGCTACACGATTACTGAGGTTGTCGGTGAGGAACTTGCTGTTTGGGAAGACGCAGGTTACGACTCCGGGAGCACATACTATGTGTACCGGACAGAAAACGGGATCGTCATTCACCGCGTTCGCTGGACGAGCACTCTTGGGGACCCGCACTACGGCGAGGTCTTCCGGTTCAGCAACCTTGAGGAAGCGGCTGCAGATTTCGAGCAGCAGCTGAAGGAGATGCGACTGCTCTAATCAACGACCCCGACCGAACCCCCGCGCCTCACAAGCGCGGGGTTATCTCATTTTACAAGGAGGATCGAGATGGAAGAAGTTGGAGTATACCGCGAATTGTACGACAACTTCGGATACCGCGGCTGCACCTACCGCGTGTATTTGACCGAGACCGGAACTGTGCGTATACACGCGCACCGGTGGACAACGGTGGAGGGCGAATCAGATCGTCATTTTGTAGATGAGTTTGACAGCCTCGACGCAGCCATCGACACGCCGGAATACACCCGCGTCCTCGCTAATATGTACATAACAGAGATAGGACGCGAGGTGGAGGTCTGGCGTGAAGCCTGGGCTAACCTTTGACGTACAGCCCGCGCCCCGCCAACGCGCCGTCGTCACAACACATCATCTTCTTTTATTTATACAGCGTGTTGTGACACTGCTGAACAAACAGAAACCGCCGAACGCGCGTTCGGCGGTTCTGGCGTTCGCGTCGGGCGCTAGTCGTGTTTGACGAACGGGGTGACGGCGAATGTGTGACCATACCCGTCCTCAAACGCCAGCCAGCCTTTGTCGTTCCGGCGGACGCTCAGACGCGCCCGCGCGCCGAACAGCCGCAGCCCGCGCCGCAACTGGGCGACGCTGTACCAGTGTGGGTCGTCGATTTCCTTCGGGCGGAAGAGTTCGCCGCCGTTGCGCGGGTTGTCTATCAACGCGACGTAATCCCGCGCGCTCATCTCCTTCAGCGCCTTCAAGTTCGGGTTCTCAACGATCTGCTGCCAACCCCGGCTCTCGTCCGTCAGCACTCCAAGCATCCGGGCGACCGGGGCGCGCGGGCAGTAGAACTCCGGCAGCGTCACCTCCCGATACGCGCCCGCCACTTCCGCGCCGATTTTTTCATCAAACCACGTACCCTGCGCGGTAACAGACACGCGGTTGCCGCTCACTTCGATGCTCCCGATCCAAGTTTCCGCTGCTAGCGTCTCCAGCACCCGCGCGGCTTTCGGCGAGATGCTGCCTCTGCCGCGGAGGAATACTTTGTCGTCGAACTTCTTGGTGACCAGCATTACGCCGTCGGTCGCAAGTATCACGCCGTCATCGACGTGAACACCGGCGAATGGCGTCGCCTGGATTTCGAGGGCGACGCGGAGAAAGTTGGAAAGTTCTGTGCTGGGCATAGTGCTCTTCCTTTCTACAACAAGAGGCGCGGCGTGCGATGGGTTCGCAGCCGCGCCGGGTTTGTTTACGCAAAGGGGTGGGTGATGCAAATCTCGAACTCGGTGATGTACTCATCGAGCGTGTACGCGCGTTCGAGTGTCTCTTGCGCAGTGATGAGCGTCGCCGAAACGTCGGTTAGGTTCGCGTCGAGACGCTGCGGGTTCACGGAAAGCCTCTCGAACGCATCTTCGACAGTGGGGTAGACGGAGACCAGCGCCTGGTCACACCGGTAGCCCTCACCGTCGCCGAACCGCACCTCGTGCACCACCCCTAACCCGTTGTCTGCCCGGTAGAATGCACAATCGATAACACGCCCGTCGATCTCATACGTCAAACCGCCGATGCGCTCGCCGTCGAAGGTTATCCAGCGAACCAACTCATCGACTGTTGATACATACCCGTCCCACACGCGAATAGTCGTAGCCATAGCAGTGTTCCTTTCTGTGTTGGTGAAATCGATTACGGTTATACTATACCACAACCCGCGCGCGTTGTCAAGCCCCAATTTCAGTACGATCCAACCCCGCTCGCCCACTCGTCCGGCGTGAGCGTCGGCGCGTCTACATCCGGCAACGCCGCGTCGCCGCGCGTCTGGGCGATGTGCTGCGGGTGAACGTCGAGGTGTGCGCACGCTTCGGTGATGCTGCTGAACACATACACCAGCGCCTGGTCGTAGGTGCGCCCGCCGCGCCGCCTGCCAGACCGCACCTCGTGCACCACAACGCGCCCGTCGGCGGTTGAATAAAACGTCTTCTGGGCGTTGCGTTCGTCCACCCCGCCGATCCGCTCGCCGTCGAAGACGATCAGATACACCCGCGCGTCGCCCACTGCCACGTAGCCGCCCCAGATAGTTATCATACCCTCCTCCTCTTCTGCCGACAACAAAAAGCGCCGGGCGTTCGCCCGGCGCGCCACAACGTCAACCCGCACCGCCTACCTCGCCAGCGCCCACACGCAGCGCGCGAGCGCTTCGGAAAGCGTCGCCGCGTCTTCCTCATACTGCGCAAGCGTGCCCAACCCTTTGTTCCAGTACGCGACTTCAACGCACCAGCCGCCGTTGCGTCGTTCGATCTCGACGTAGACGACGCGCGGCAACGAGAACAGCGCGTCGAGCGGCTTGAGCGCGGCGGTGTGGATGTCAAGTGCGAAAGCGTCGATGGCGTCGCTTGCGCGGGCGACGTTGATGATGCGGTCGCACTCGCCCGTGTCGGTCAACACCGCGCAGATCGCGGTTGGGGTGCGTTCAAATTGAAGTTTCACCGCTTGTCTCCTCAACAAAAACGAAGGGGCGATCCGGCGAACCGGAACGCCCCGAACTGCTACTCGTCCAGACCGACTGTGCGCGGCGGGATAATTCCCGCGTTTTCCAACTCCCACCAGAACATCACCTCTGCCTCGGTCAGAGATGGAAAGACAAAAACCTCTGATATTTCCGGCTCGTTCTCCCAGCGGCTCCATCGCCGCCGGTGCACAATAAACCGACCGTCCGACGCGCGGTAAAAGCCCGTCTCCGTACCGCGCGAGTTGTGCTCTTCCCACAAACCACCGATGCGCTCACCGTCAAATTCGACAATCTCCCCGTTCACGAACTCGTCGCCGAGAATAACGCGCCGGTTTCCCTGGAAAAGTTGGATCGTAGCCATAGTGTTACTCCCTTCTGTCGGTGAAATCGATTACGCTTCTACTCTACCACACCCCGCGCGGGTTGTCAAGCGGGAAATTCGCCGGATTTCCGCGAAATTGGGGCTTGACAACCGGCGGGAAGTGCGGTATAGTAGAGACGTAATCGATCTATACAGAAAGGACAAGGTACACTATGGCTACCACCATCACCATTTGGCGCGGGGTTCGCAGTTTTGTCACCGGTGAGAGTGACTACGAAAATGTGATTTACGAAGACGCAAAAGAAATCGGCTCGGTGCGGTTTGAGGACGCGAGCGAGGTCACCCAGGTTCGGGTGTTCGAGACGGAAGACGGCAAGGTTGTTATTCACCACGCCACCCGCCAAGGCTACGAGACCACCGCCGAAATCTTCGAGTATGACAGCCTCGCGTCGGCGTTGGTAGAGAACCGGTTCCTCCTCAAGAGGGCGCGCGTCATCTAGACGCCCCGCCGCACCCGTCAAGCCCCGTCCGGCAACGGATGGGGCTTCTTATTTCCCCTTGCACTTCCCGCAATACCCGTACCGCCGCGCAGCCCCGTACTGCTGCTGCGTCAACACAGCATCGCAGCGCGGGCAGCGGTACGCCAGCGCAGCACGCGGCTGTTGCTGCTGATGCTGATGCTGGTGCTGGTGCTGCTGCTGGTGCTGCTCAGCAGTATCAGCACTGTGCTGCTGGTACTCAGCAGTATGCTGCTGATGCTGCTGATGCTGCTGATGCTGCTGATGCCGGTCAGCAGTATGCTGGAGCATATGCTCAGCAGCATCAGCACTGTGCTGAGCATATGCAGCAGTATGCTGCTGGTGCTGCTGGCGCTGGTGCTGCTGATACTGCTGAGCATCAACAGTATGCTGAGCAGCATCAGCAGTATGCTGAGCATATGCAGCAGTATGCTGCTGGTGCTGGTGCTGGTGCTGGTGCTGGTGCTGGTGCTGGTGCTGAGCAGCAGTATGCTGGAGCATATGCTGAGCAGCATCAGCAGTATGCTGCTGCGCACTGCTGTGCAGCAGCGTCGCAAGCGTATACGCCAGCGTCGCAAGCGGCGCGCTCTCCAGCACCGACAGCGCCAGCAGCAACCAGTCGAACGTTGCGAGAAACTGTGCAGCGCTGCTCAGCCCCGCCGGGACGCGCGCGGCGTAATCCGCCAGAACGTTGAGCGTAATCGCAGTCAGCACCGCCGCCCGCGCCACGCGCGACGCCAACCGTTGGCGCTGTTGGTCTGCAAACGCCGCGAACGCCAGCGACAGATACGCCAACTCGATCCCCACCGCCGCCAGCCAGCCCGCAGCGTCCCCGCGCGTCGGGGCAAGCGCGCGCTGGACGCCCAGCGCGCTCGGCGCACTCAGCAGCAGCACCGATAGCGTTGCGAGAATGCGGAACTTCAAGCATTTACCTCCTAAGCGTCGCAGAACCCCTCCTCACAGAAATCCGCTTGCTCTTCCGCCGCGTCCGCCCGCAGCACCGCGATCTCGTCTTTCCCGCGCTTCCGCCGCTCCTCGTTGATGCGCCGCTCCAGTTCAGCCGCCATATCGCGCAGCGTCGGGTACTGTTTGAGCAGTTCCGCCTGGCTACGCGCGCTTCTGTACGGGCAGAACCAGCACGACGATTTTGGCGGCGTCGCAAGTCCGGCGCTCTCGATAATCAACCGGCAGTCGCTTCTGGTCAGCCGCTCGTCAACGAGCGGGTAGACGTTTTCGATGCGCGCAGAACCGGAATCGCGCATCCGGTGGAACTCATCAACGCTGATCCCCAACATCAACGCGATCCGCTCACGTTTATATCTGTCGTACAGATAACGGCGTATCGGCTCGACTTTGTACTGCCGCGTGCACTGGCGGCGCAGCATAAACGACCCGTCTCGTGCGCGCCACGGCGCGGGGGTGAACGCCGGGCGCGCAAGCATATCTCCGTACAGATCGCGCTGTAGGATTGTGATGTCGCGTTGATGCGTCTCACGCAGCCAACCCGCAAAGGACGCGACGTACTCGCGCGTTGCAGGCGACTCTGCGTCCAGCAGATCGACGTGGACGATCTCATCAATCTGCCACCCGCGCTGCATTGCGAGTACGACCAGCGCGGTGCTTTGCACGCCGCCGCCGTATGAGATCACCGTTCGCACAACATCCTCCTTCGCCGTCACAACACGCATTCTTCTTTTATTTCTATAGTGTGTTGTGACAGACATTTACCGCTGTTCCCTAACGCCCTCGCCCGCGCCCAACGCCGGAAGGACGTACACCTCTGCGATATCAATTCCGTCGTCGAGGAGGGATAGTCGCATCTGATGCAACGCCACGCGCCCATCCTCGGTGCGGTAGAGCACACAGCGCTCTACCCACTCGTCCGCGTGCGCTACGGTGACCATACCGAGATACTCGCCGATAAACCGCACCAAATGCGTACTCTGAAACGTATTCCCCCGCACCCCGCACCAGAGTTCGATCTCTTCCACTTCTTGCCTCCTTTCTCAGTCATCACTCTTCAACCGCGCAGCCCGCGCCCAGTCGTCGTTGCGGAACCGCGCACCTAACGCCCGCGCCTGCTCTCGACTGAACCCCGCACGCTGGAGCGCCGCCAGTGCAGCGAGCAGCGCATCGTCCCCATCTTCCTCGACGGACGGGGACGGATCGATGCCCGTCCCCGCGCTTTCTGAAGCCAAACCAACCCCTTCTATCCGTCCCGGCGCGTCAGAAAGCCTTGGGACGGGGCGAGGGGCGGTTTGCGGCGTCACAAAGCCGCGGGACGGCGCGATGTCGTCCCCGTCCCCGCGCTCAGAAAACCCCCCAAAATCCCCGATTTCGGCGCTTTTTGCGGGTTCGGGACGGTTGGGGACGGGGACGGAAGAAACCCGTCCCGGCGCATCAGAAAGACTTGGGACGGGGATTGAGCCGTCCCCGCGCATCCTAATGCCTTGGGACGGCGCGGTTTCGTCCCCGCGCTTGCCGACGCCTTGGGACGGATCAACCCCCGTCCCCGCGCTTGCTGAAGCCAAATCCGCCCCCTCGTTCCGTCCCCGCGCATCAGAAAGCGTCGGGACGGGCTTCTGCTCATCAGTTGTCACAACATCTGCTTCTCTTTTATTTATACGCGGTGTTGTGACGGCGCCGAACAACAACGTCTCCAACAGCGCCGCGTCGTTGCGCGCGTTGATCAGCCCGTCGAAGTCTCCGACCAACACCGGCGTGCGGACGAGAAACTGCTCGTTGTTGTGCCGCACCACAAACAACCCGCGCTCGCCGGGCGGCGGCGGTAGTTGTGACGGGCGATACAACAGCGCCTTCGGATCGCGCACCCCCAGCGCCGGCGCGTCTTGACTGCCGTCCACCAGCGCGCCGGAGATGAGGGTTGACAAGTTCATCCGCCACTCCAGCCGCTTGCCGGTCGGGGTTTGCATCGAGACGATCACCCTAATCCCCAACGCCCGCGCCTTGCTCACCAGCGCGATGAGCAGTCGTTCCGTCTCGTCAACTACGTCGATGATATCCGTCGCCAACACCACCAGCAGCGGTAGCGGATCGGGCGCGGTCCGGTTGTACTCCTCGACGCTGCGCACCCCGGCGCTCAGCAGCAATCCGAACCGACGCTTCGCCTCCTCGTTGATTGCGCCGATCGCGTCCAGTATCCGCCGTTGCCCCTCGTCGCCGTAACCCCCGGCGGGCGGGAATAACATCTGCGGCAGTCGGGCGAGGTTCGGCGTCAACCAGTCGCCCTTACCGTCGAGGATCGCCCACCGCACTGCCGTCTCGTTCAGCAGCGCGGCGAACCACAGCCGCAAGAGGTGATCCTTCCCGCAGCCGCTGGTTCCGTACAGCCCAATATGCAGCGCGTCGCGCCCGAAGTCGAGCCAACGAAACGCGCCGGTCTGGTCAACACCCAGCGGAACCGCGAACCGCGCCGGACGCGGGTCGGCGGGGTTGAACACAGAGGGAGAAGGAAGCGTCACAACATCATCTTCTCTTTTATTTCTATGCGGTGTTGTGACAGCGGGGACTGTGGCGACAGTGGCTGCGGCGGCAGTGGCGGCAGTCGCAGCCCCGGCGGTCTCGTCAGTCGTCACAACAGTATCTTCTTCTTTATTTATAGACGGTGTTGTGACAGTACGCAGCGCCGTCGGCAGCAAACCGCGCTGTTCGAGTTGGCGCTCGACCCGGTACGCGGCGTCGTTCAGTGCGTGGTACGCGCGCACCACAGCGTCGCGGTTGGTCGCCGCGAGCAGCGCGAGGAACGCGAAGACGCCGACAATCGGGTCAACGCTGAACGCCAGCGCGACGCCGAACAGCATCAAAAACACCGTTTTCCCGCTGACGTTCACCGTCCGCCTCCTCCTCCGCCGGGCGCTCTGACATTCGCGGCGAGCAGCAGCGCCGTCACCGCGCACAGAACGGCGAGGAACTCAAACGCGAACGATGCGGCAAACGTCCAGCCGACTTTCGCCAGCACCGCCGCCGCGCCCTCCAGCGCGTCCGGCAACGGCGCGAACAACCCGCCGCGCTGCCACACCTCCACCAGCGCGACCGCCTCGCCGAAGTCGGTGACAATATCGAAGAAAATGAAGAAATACACCATCCACTGAAGCGCTTTGATGTCGCGCTGCACCAACCCCACCGTCGCCAACTCGATCAGCGTCGGGAGGAGGGTCAGAAACAGTGCGAACAGCGTCAACCACTCCGCGCCGGTGGACAGCACGTCGTTGGCGATCGGTTGAATGAAGCGCCAGGTCGGTACGAGGTCGTAGCGATACGCCAGCGCGCCGAACACATACGCGAGGATGAAGAAACAGACCGCCGCGACGCCCGCCGGAACGCCCCGCACCCCGCGCGCCCAGTCGACCGCGCGCTTGAGATTGTCGCTGAGATCAAGCGCGCTCAGCAGACCGTCTGCCGCGTTGCTGTTCACAAGCGCAAAGATGACGCCCCCCGCGATGATCCAGGCGATTACATCACTCATACCACATCCACCCTTTCTTTTTCAACGTCCACTTCCCCACCGGATACGCGCCTTCCGGCACTTTGTCGCCCGGCGCGTATTCCGGTCGCGTCTCGCCCTCGCGTACAAAAACGACAAACACCCCCGCCGCGCGCGTCGCCGGATCGCGCTTCGCTCTGTTCTCGCAACGCAAGAGCGCGCGTTCCCAGTCCTCCAATTCTTGATGCGGGATAGGCTCAATCTTCCACCACATTCTATACCTTCCTTTCTAGCGCTTTTGCCAGCATTTGTACAACCGTCTCGTGGACATACCCCCACTTCAGACACACCGCCGCCAGATCGCGGTACGGTTGCCGCAGACGTTTTGCGGCGGAGTGGAGGTCGGTGTAGACGGTCAGTACGTCCTCGTCAAGACGCCAGCACAACCCCAGATGCGCTTCTGTCGCTGCGTCGGGGTCGGTGTACGTTTCCCCGACCGCCGCGCTCTCGCGGAGCGTCGGGACGTGGTAGCGTAGGAAGTATCTGATGAACGTCGGACGATACCCGACCGTCAGCATCAGTTCTGCGACCGCCAGCGCGTCGCTGCGCAGTTTGTGCCGCGTCCAACGCAGCAGTCGCGTCTCGTCTAATTCCGCGCCGCGCAGTCGCGCTGCGAAGAACGACATCGCGGCGCGCAGATCGTCGTCACGCATTTCTGACCACCACGCACAATCGACGCATTATCTTCGTATTCGGGATAATCCCGCGCCGGAAACAGACGAGCACCGCCCGCCGGTCGCGGTCGTCTTCGATGCGCCACACCGCGTGCATCACACGCAGCGCAAGACGCAGCGACGCACTGTCGAGTGCGTCGCTCAACGCGGCGTTCCAGTGGCGGTTGATGAACTCGCCGAGCAGCGCGGGTGTGCATTGTTCGAGCAAAAACTCGGCCAGCGCCTCTCGATCCGCCAGCGCCCGCCGCAGCAACGCCCGCGCCGCGTGGCGGTCGAGCGGCGCATCCGGCTGAAGATGCGCGTACCAACGCACAAAGCGTTCCGCTTCGTCACTCATCCGCCCGCTCCTTCCCGACCAACTCATCAAGAACCCGCCTGGGCATCATTACCCACTCCCGATCCACCCGCGCGCCGTTTT